CCAGGACTCCGCCCAGGCGTTGTAGAGCAGGTTGAAGAACGAGTAGAAGTTAATCCACACCTTCCAGCTCGGCCCGCCGCGCTGCACCGCCGCCAGGTCCTTGGTCTGGCCGGCGCCCTGGCTATCGATCACCGCCTGCTCAGCGAGCGCAATCACGCGCGCCTCGTCGATGGTGCCGTCCGGCCGTTTATTCTCGGGGTCCGCCATGGCCTTGGCCTTCGCCCCCAGGTAGGTCGGAATGTCCACGAGCTGCTGCGCCTTGGCAATCAGGATCAGGCGGCTGTCGGCGATCGCCTGCTGCGTGAGCCGGCCGCCACTCACGCCGCGCAGGGCGCGATCGAGCTCGTTCACGAAGCGCCCATTGTTGATGCCGAGCCGGCGCCGCGCGTCATGCACCTCGGGCGAGAGGTTCGCGAACCGGTTCCGCATGAACTCCGACTCTTGCGTGATCGCTTTGGCGGTGCCTTCGAACGTAACCGCGCCGCGCAGATAGCTGCCAATCCCGCGCCCGACCCAGCCGGCGCCGATGCGCTGCACTGACTGCGTGAAGCCCACGACCTGCAGCGCGGAGGTCATCACGTTCCACGACAGCCCGACGAAGGTGGCGCCCGTTCGCAGGTAACTGAAGGCGGCCTCGACCTCGTGCCGCGCCGGCGGGTCGCCGAGCGCGATGTCGCGGAGCGCGGTGCGGAACTGTTCGAAGGCGCCGGGCCCGAGCGTGTCGTAGATGGCCTCGCGCACGTCGCGGTCGTGCATGATGCGGCCGACGTCGATCAGGACCTCGTGGTGTGTCAGGTCGTGAATGACCTTGCCCAGGTGCTCGGTGATCACGTTCAGGTCGAGCCGAATGCGCTGGTCGGTGACGCTCCCTTCGACGCGCCGCTCGACGTGCCCGCGCGCCGTGGTCGCGTGGATGTAGGCGGCCGCCTTGTGCATGTCGGCGAGGCTCGCCTCCTCGAGACTCACGGTGCGGCTCGAGAGCTCGCCGTTGAAGGCGATCGGGTAGTAGCCGCCGCGGAACTCCCCGTGCCGCGAGAAGACCGGCGTGGCCTGGACCTTCTCGGGCGGGGCACCCGTCACGCGGAGTTGCTTGGCGACAATCAGCGGCCACCACGTCTCGAGATAATCCCAGACCGACTGCGCCCACTCGAAGTCGCGCCGCGACAGGTGGTTGTCGAGCGCCTTCTGGATCTGCTCCTGCGTCCACCCGTAGCTATCGCGGGCCCGCAGGCGATTCGTCTCGTTACCCTGGTTCAGGAGCAGGACGAGCAGCGCCTGCTTCGTGTAGGACGGCCGCGGGTCCTTGGTCGTGGCGAGCTCGGGCACGCTGATCTTCGTCGTGAAGTCGGCGCGCTCCTTCGGCGTGAAGACCTGGTAGAGGCGGAGCATCGCCTCGAGCGCCTGGCCGTTCATCGTGAGCTCGGCGTTCCCGGCCTCATTGAGCGGCCGGATCACCGAGCTCCACATCGGGCCGCCGTCCTTGAAGCCATCGAGCTCGCGGGCGAGGGACGCGATCTTGCGGTGCGAGTAGCCCAGGCCCGCGGTGAAGCGTTTGCGTTGTTCGCCCGGCAAGCTCGTCTCGACGTCGCGGGACACCGCCGCGTTGTTCGCGCGAATCGAGCCGGAGAGATCCGCCACGACCTGGTCGAACTCGCGTTGCTCCTTCGCATCGAGCAGTTTGTTTTTGAGCCGGGCGAGATGGGCGACGTGATCGACCGTGAGCCGAATGCCCTCGAGCTCCTCGACGGTGAGCTGCACGTAGTTCACGCGCCGCGCGTCGGTGACGATCCACTCGGGGATCTGCACCGGCAGGCCGGCCTCGAGTTGTTTCGTCACCCAAGCCGAGAGCGAGCTCCGGCGCTCCTGCGCCTTGAGCGTCGTGCGCGTGAACTCGTAGCGCTCGAGCAGCGCATCGACCTGATCGAGGTAATCCTCGCCGGCGCGCAGCAGGTTCTTGCGGCGGCCGGGACTGTTCTGGAACTCGTGCAGCAGGCGCGCACTCTTCTGCGCGCGGTCCTTCGCCTCGGCGGCCGCGCGATAGAGCGCCAGGCTCGTAAGCTCCTCCTGCTTGGCGCGCACGGCGGCCACGCGATCGTTGCGCGCGAACGCATCGAAGGCGCGCTGACTGGCGCGCTGCGCCGCTGACAGGAACAGGCCTGGCCGGAGGTCCTTGATCGGCGTGCGCGCAATGCGTGTCTCGGCCGCAGCCTTCAGCGCGCCCGGCGAGGCGAGATGCTGCGCGGCCATGCCCTGCGTCAGCGCCTTGAGCTCGGCGCTGATAATCTCCGCCCGATTGCTGTAAATGGCCTGCTCGGCGAGCTGCTGGAGCTCGAGGCCGTCGAGCAGCGCATCGCCGTGCTGCTCGCGCATGCGCGCGTCTGTTTCCTGTTCGACCACGGGACGGATCGCGCGCGAGCCGGCGAGGCTCTCGAGCAGCGCGTCCCCGCTCGTGAAATTCACGAGCTCGGCGAGCACATCGGGATGCAGGCCGCCGGTGCGCGTGTAGAGATAGGGCCGCGGGAGCTGCTTGAGAAAATTCTCGCCTTTCATGGCGACGATCGCCGATCGCGACAACTTCATCGGCTGCCCATCGCCAAAGGTCGGGATCGTGCCGTCTGGCATCTTGCCCGTGCGAATCACCGACTGCGCGACGAAGAGCGGGTCGCGTTGCGCCTGGGACTCGACCTGCGCCCGCACCGTCTCGCGTTCGCGCTGGAACGTCACGCGCTGCTGCTCGCGCCACTCGGCGAGCAGTCGCTGGTCGAGCGCCTCGCGCGCCTTGAGGCTCGCATCCGCGACGGTCTGCTGATAGGCGGCCCACGTGAGCGGATCGACGCCGGCGCTCGCCTGGTCGGTGAAGAGCGGCAGGATCTGCCCCTCGTTCCTGGCGGCCGCGATCGCCTCGTCGCTGGCGAGCAGCCGCGCCATCACGTCCTTGACGTCCTGCGGGAGCTGCAGCTCGAGGATCTCCTTCGCCGTCTTGCGGTCGGCGGGACTCCCGAACTTGAGCAGCCACCGGTAGGTCGCCGAGAGCCACGTGCGGAAGGTCGCGAACAGTCCGCGCATCTCGGGACTCGGCGCCTCGCCCGACATCAGGAAGCGCTCGAAGCCCTTGGCCCACTGTTCGTGCATGCTGCGCTGCTGCTGCGCGTCGAGCGCCTGCCAGTCCGCGATCGGGCCGGCGAAATTGAACCAGCGCAGGACCGTGTGGGCGTCTCGCACGAGGCCGCGCTGCAGGTCGGTCGCCGCGGGATCATCGAGCCGCGCCTCGGCCTCGCGCGCATCTTCCATGAGCTCGTCGAGGAAGGCATGCCCGTTCTCGTGCAGGAACGTCGTGAGGTTCGACGCGCCGGCGATCATCGTGATCCGCCGCGTCATGCGGTTGTAGCTGCCACGAATGCCGCCCGGCGGCTCGGCGCCCATCGGCTGCGCGAGCTCGCCGGCGGGACTGGGCAGAATCGTCTGCCGCTCGCGCACCGGCACGAGGCCGGCGGGGATGCGGTCCAGGGCGACGATGCCGGTGGCGCGCGTGCCGTCGAGCGCCTGCCAGGTGTAGCGGCGCGAGATGTAGCCCTCGCCGATCGCCATCAACCCGGTCACCTGCACGCCGCTGTCGCCGAAGGCCTGCGCGACGGCCGCCAGGGTCGCGCCGTCCTCCTCGGTGAGCAGCGGCTCGCCGGCGCTGTGGTTGTGCACGAGCCACGCGCGGGTCGCGCCCGACACCTGGCGCGCCTCCTCGAGGATGGCGGCGGGGTCCATCGTCGCGCCGCCGGTCACGCTCCCGACGATCGCGAGTGGTCGGCCCTCGCCATCGGTCAGCAGGACCTCGAGCCGCTCGACGTCCGACTTCTTCACACGGCCCACGGCGTTCGCCAGGTCCTGCGGGGTGCGGACGCGATCGACGCCGAGCTCGCGCGTGCCCGTCGTGATGAGCGTGCGCGGTTCGGGCGCGCCGCCGGCGGGCTGGAAATACTCCGACCCCTTGCCGAGCAGCTCGGAGCGCATGCGCGGCGTGATCTCGATCGCCTGCACTGACGACGACTCACGTTGCTCGATGATGCGGCCGCTGTAGAACCACGCCGTGGCATGCGCGCCGGCGCGCACGACTGCCTGGCCGAAGGGCAGGTTCCAGTTGTCCATAGCGGCTGCCACACGCGCGGCCTCGATCGATACCGTGTGGTGCATGGCCGACAGACTGGTGCCGACGTGCTGAATGTCGTCGCGCAGCATCTGCAGCGTGACGTCGGGCCCCTGGTAGGTGACGCGATCGACGATGTCCGGCATCGTGATCGTCGTCACCTTCGACTTGGTGCGCCGCATGATCGGCAGGGCGTTGGCGTCGGCTTTGAACTGGCGATCGTACAGATCGATGATGCCTTCGCCCCCGACCTGCACCGGCGTCTGCTCGAGCACCAGGCGCAGGCTGCCGGCATTGTGCTCGCCCGACGCCACGAGCTGCGGCGTCTGTTGCTGCAGCTGCGCGGCCACGTCCTCGCCCAGCCACCGTCCGAGCTCGGTCGCCGGCACGCCCCAGCGGCGCAGCGCCGCATAGTTGTCGCCGACGTAGGCCTCGAGCAGCTCGAGCTCGGGGAAGTACACGACGCGAGTCGCGGTCTTGCGGAGATGCGGCCACCGCAGCATCTGCATCTCGCCCGTCGTCCACGCGACGTGCGTCAGGCTGTGAGTCGCCGCATACTGCAGCGCCCAGCGCATCATCAGCGACTTCCAGTGCTTGCGATAGACGGCGGGCATCTTCTGCTGCTCGCTCGTCATCGGCGGCTGCCCCTCGTCGATCCACAGCACATGACCGTTCTCGAAGGGATGCACGGCGTAGCGCACGCGCACGATCGGGTTCTCGAGCCGGTCCTGGTAGGCCTCGTGTCCATCGCCCCAGGCGAGCAGTCGGCCCTCGGGTCCGGTCGCGATGTTCCGCAGGTCGCGCGCAAACTGCCGCGGGAGCTCCTCCTGCTCTTCGTCGGTGAGGAACGAGAACCGATCGTCGCGGAGCTCCGCCGGCGTGAGCAGCCCCTGCGCCTTGCGTCGGTCGTAGATCCTCTGCACGACGGCGGCCTGCGCCAGCAGGCGCGTGCGCCGCTCGGCGTTCGGCACCTCGTCGGCGAGCTCGCGCTTCTGTTGGATCAGTCCGTAGAGATACGCCTCCTGCGCGGCCTGGCGACTGGTGAACATCGACGCGCAGAGCGCGAGCTCGCGGTAGCTGCCTTCGACGGCCCCCGGCTGCGTGAACTCCGAGAACTGCACCAGGTGCTCGAGCACCCGCTCACTGAGCTGCGTGCGCGCTTCGTCCTCGGCGAGCTCCCAGGTGGCCGCGTCCTGCGCGGCCGCCATGATCAGGTCCTGCACCCGTTCCATGGTGCGATCGACCCACGCCTCGCCGGCCTCGCGCGCTTCGGCCTCGGTGTCAAAGTAAATGCCCGGCTCGACGTTCTCGTCCTTGACGAAGACCTCGTAGACCGTGTCGCCGTCCTCGGTCACGTCGGGCCGCACCGTGATGTCGCTGTAGGTGAAGTTCGGATACTCGCCGCTCTCGCGCAGCCGCTCGTATTCGTCGCGAATCAGGTCTTCCTGTAGGACCTGCGCGAGGTTCTCGACCTCGAACGGATCGAGCACGACGCTGTCGGGCAGGTCCTCGAGCGCGATCACGAAGACCCGGTTCCGGTTCATGGCCTCGAGCAGCTGCTGCTTCGTGTAGACCTGGTCGGGGGGGAGACTGGCGAGGCCCCAGGCCTCGAGCTCGTCGAGGTTCACGCCGATCTTGGCGTTCTTGACGACGCCGTGCCAGTCGTGCGCGGTCGCTTTCTCGACGGGGCTCGTCTCGATGATGCGCTCGACGCGCGACCAGAGCTGCTCGACGACGGGCACGCCGCTCGCCGGCGCCGGTTCGCCACCAAGCGGCTGATAGAACTCCTCGTCGCTTACTCGTCCAGCGGGGACTCGTCCAGCGGGTCGATGTCCCACGCCGGGTCGCGGTCCATCGCCTCGTTCCACACGCCCTGCTCGTCGGGCGGCGGCGGTCCCCCGCTCGAGCGCGGCGTCGGTCGCCTCCTGGCTGATGGCGCGGTCGTGCGCCCAGCCGACCGCGGCGTTCGCGTAGTCCGGGGCTGCCGTGTCTTGGTAGGCTTCTGCGTCATCGGTCGCGTCCTTGGCGGATTCATACAGGCGTTTCTCCGGGTACCAGAGCATCGCCTGCAGATCCGCGACGGTGAGTGTAGTGTAGCCCTCCGCGCGCAGCGCGGCGAGCGCCTCGCCGACCACCGCGCGCATCAGCGCCCGCTCGGTGTTGTGCAGCGGCGTTTCGCGTTCGCCCTCGAGATTGTCCGCCAGCGTGTTGCCTGCCAGGCGGAGCTCGTCGATCGCCCCCTCCGAGAGCGGAATGCGAAGCGCCTCACTGGCGGAGGCCCGCCGCACCTCGACGGCGAGCGCATCGATCTGCGGGTCGCTGAACCGGGACCGTGCAAGGGGCGCGCCGAGCACGCTTTCAGCCAGGTCCCGCTCCAGTCGCGAGAGCCCGGCCACGGCCTGGCGCAGGCGCACGCGATTGTTCGCGATCTTGACGCGATCTTTCAGGATGAGCGTGCCCGTGAACCGGGCCCACGTGCGCGAGAACCAGCGGTCGGCGGTGAGCTGACTGTAGACGGCGTTGAGGTTCAGGAAGAACCCGTTGCCGATCTTCGGGCCGAGAATCGCGGCGCCGTAGACATCCTCCTCGATCAGCGCCTCGATGTTGGTGTAGCCCTGCTCCTGCAGCCCGCGGCGCGTCGTGTGCGTCATCAGGAAGTCGAAGTAGGCCTGGCGGCTGCCGCGGGTCCGCACCTCCTGGTTGAACTTGGCGAGGGTCTTGTTGATCTGTTTCTTGTTGGTGCCCTCGCCGATGTTCGTGGGTAGCGTGCCTTTCTTCTGGAAGTGTTCGTAGGCCTTGGCGGCGAGCTCGAGGTTGCGCTTCACCGTCAGGCCGTTCGATGTGGCGGCGAGCGCGTAGGTGAATGTGAACCAGGCCTCGGGGTCGGTCAGGAGCTCGGGGAACGTGAGCGCCATCACCTGGCGCATCTGCGGCACCTTCAGCGCATACCACCCGAGCGCGTTGCCGTGGCGCGTGATCGCGTCTCGCGCTTCGGCGACGATCTGCTGCACGACGTAGGCGCGGACCTGCGGGTCGGCGGGATTGAGCTCGCGCAGGCCGGCGGCTCGCGCGGCCGCCTTCACTCGTCGCTGGATGAACGACTTGAGCTGCAGCCGGCCCATCGCCCGGCCCGATGCCTTGACGGCCGCGACCGTCGCGCGCATCGAGCTCGCCACCCGCACCGACGCCGGCACCGGCGCGCGGCGCGCCTGGTAGAACTCGCCGCCGGTGTGCGTGACGACGTCGTAGCCGTTGATCGCCTGCCGACGCACCGAGCCGTCGCGCTCCATCGCCTTCCACAGGCCGCTCGAGGCTTCAGTGCGGGCTTTCCAGTGACTCGAGAGCCCGGCGTAGCCGCGCGACTTGGCAAACGCCATGGCGGCCTCATAGAGCTTCCGCCCGTCGCCCTGGCGCGGGTGCGTCACCTGCGCCACATCGATGTAGAGATAGCGCTGCGGCAAATTCGCCCAGTCCCGCACGATGTCCGCGGCGGCGCCGCGCGCGGCCGCTCGTCCCTGCGCCTTCGGTGGTTCGATCAAATTGATCGATCCGAGCCCATGCGGGAGCCGGACCTCGTGATCCCCGTCCTCCTCATTCGAGACGACCGTGGCCCCATGCGGCAGCACGTGCCGCTGCGGGAACGACGCCTCGCGTGCCTCGAGCTCGTTGCCCTTCGTCATGTGCGAGCTCGCGCCGCTCTCGGGCTGCGCGTCCGGCGTCGGGCTCCACGGCACCCAGTCGTAGCGCCGCTGCCACGAGGCATCGCCGCGCGCGTCCGGCGGCTTGAGCTGACGCTCGGTCCACACGTCCATCGGCGCGTAGCGACTGGCGACGTAGGCGGCATCGAGCGGGTCGTGCAGGTCGAAGACGGCGCGCGGGTTCGACTGCTCGACCTGCGCGGCCCACGGGTCCACCAGGTAGCGCCCTTCGACGACGGCGAAGTCGTGGCCCATGCCGTCGGCAATCTCGCCCGTGTTGACGTCCTCGGGATAGCCGACAATCACCCCCTCGAGGCCGCTCTTCTCGAGGAAGACCTCCGCGCAGTCGGTGCAGTTGACGGGATTCAGATCCGGATGGCCCGTGAAGCGGGTGGACTGCCCGAGCCGGTCCTGGTCCGCCGCTGGCACCTCTTCGATCCCGAGTGCGCTCTCGGTCGCGAGCGCCTCGAGCTGCTGCACGCGCTCGCCCAAGTCCTCGAGCGGCTGCGCGACGGGACGTCCCTGCGTGAACTCGTTGGGGTCGAAACTGATGTCACCGACGGTGCTGTCGGGTTCTGTCTCGAGCGGCTCCGGCGGTTCTTCGAACCACGGCGCCTCCCACCAGCGCGTCTCGGGCGTGATGCCGAGCGCCCGCAGGCCGGCCGTGCCGGGGAGCACGTCGCGATCGGGACGCGCGCGGAGCGCCGCCGTGACCGCAGTCAAGAGGTCATCGACCGTCTCGAGACGTTGAAACTCGCCGGTCTGCTGCAACGACTGCAGCATCACATCCGGCGGTAACCCGCCCGCCTTGAAGACACCGGCGATCTGGTTCCATGTCTGCGGCCGCCCGCGTTCTTTCGCGTCCCCGCCCTCGCGCGCGAGCTCGCCGATCTCGCCATGATGTTGTTGCCCCTCGACGGTCCACAGGCCGCCGTAGCCGGCAATCGCGCGCAGGAGGCTCTGCCCCGCCTCGCCCTCGCGCTGGAGCTGCTGGAGCTCCTGCTGCGAGCGGACACGCGCCTCGAGCTCGCGACCCACGAGGCCGACATCGACGGTCGGGTCGAGCGCCTGCGCGGCGCGCACGGCTTCCTTCGTGAGTGCCGCGAGGTGCGCGCGTTCGCGCTGCTCGCGTTGCACGCGCGTCTCGCCCGGCAGCGCCGGACTCTCGGGCAGGCCTTCGACGGCGCGCGGCGCCATCAGCGGCTGCTGCATGGCGAGCGCCAGGCCACTCGCCTCGCGCGTCACGAGCTCGAGCGGCTGCGCCTCCCAGAGCGCGATCGGATCAACGCCCTTGCGCCGCGCCCGCTCGACGATGTGCTGGCCGAGCAACTCCGCCACCGGCCCCGCCTGCCACGCGGGCATCGACTCGCCAATGACGCCACGCACACGCCCGGCAATCTCTTGGCGCGCGTCGGCGGTGGCCGCGTCCTCGGCTGCGACGTCCGCCGTCGCGGTGACTCCACGCTCGGCCTCCGCTGTCACTTCCCGCATGTTCGGGAGCTCGGGCGCCATCTTGAGCTCGGTGCGGAAGAAGGCGTGATGCTCGGTGCCGGCGAGGGTCGCCGCGTAGCGCGCCATCGAGATGGGCATGTCGATCGCTTCGGCCTTGGCCTTCTCGAGCGCCGTGCGGTCGCCGGTGAGCAGCTCCGCGACCGCGGTCGGGTTCATGCCCTTCTCTTGGAAGTACTCTTCGAACTCCTTGGTCGGCAGGTAGACCGTTTCGATCGGGCCGTGCTTGGTGGCCTCGGCGACGAAGCGCTGGATGATCTCGGGCTGCTGCGCGAGCAGCTCGGTGTCCTGCACCTGCTGCCCGAGCAGCGTGAAGTAGTCCTTCTGCTGCTGCGCGGCGAGCGTGCGCTTCTGATCGCGCGACCACGTGGCGGCCGTGGTCGTGCCCTCGACGGCGCCGCCGGTGAGTCCACCGGCTACACCCGCGGCGAGCGCCTGCCAGCCCATCTCGGCCACATCGACCGGCGCGCCCGTCGCCAGGTGCGTCGTCGCGTAGCCGATCGCTTCTTGGATCGCCTCGGGGATCGCTTCGCTCGTGACGCCCTTGACGACGCCGCGCGCGGTGGCCGCCATGAACTTGCGCTTCACCGGCTGTGTCAGCGCGCGGCGGGCAATCTGCTCCGCCGTCTCACGGCCGAAGGTTCGCACGAGGCGCGAGCCGATGCGCCCCGGCAAGACCGTATCGAAGGCGGCGATCGCGCTGCCGCCAATGAAGATGGCGGCCGGCGCGGAGACATCGCCGGCAATCTCCTTGAGACTCGCCTGCGTGTCGCCGACGTTCAGCACGAAGCTCGGGACGAACGCGCCAATCACCGCGCCGAGTGTGGTCCCGACGACGGGCACGACCGAGCCGACCGCGGCGCCGGCGGCGGCGCCGGCGAGCGTCGAGCCCAGAATGGGGATCTGCTCCATCACAGTGGACGTCACGTAGTGCGCGAAGTCACTCGGGGAGTCAAAGGCCCCATAGAGATCGGCGCTCTCGCCGTAGGCGGCCGCCTCGAGGCGGTTGCGCTCGCGCCCTTCGCGCCCGGCTTTGATGAGCGCCTGCAGCCCCGTCGCCTCGCCCGACACTTCGGCAAACGCATAGAGGCTGCTCTGCATCTGCTGAATGCTGCGAAGGATCGGCGCCGCGGCGCTCGTGGTCTTCTCGAGCTGCTGCAGCTTCGGCACCTCGCGCGCCACCGCGGCCGCCTGCGTGGGGTCGCCGAGAAACGCGGCCACCGCCGGCGAGAGCTTGCGGAGCTCCGCGGGATCGAGCCGGCGCTCCTTGTCGAGCCGATCGAGCTCGTCGAAGTGCCGCGAGATGAGCGACGGCGGCAAGCCGGTGGCGGCACGCAACTGCAGCATGCGCTGCGCGCGATCGACCGGGAGCGGCTGCGCGGCTTTGAGCGACGGCCTCAGCGGATCGACCGCAACGTCGGGTCCCGGCACGAGCCAGTTCGGTGGCTGCCCGCGCTGCAGCGGCGCCGGGTCCGCCGGGGGATTCTGCGCGTTGCTGATCGACAGGAAGACTTCGTCTTTCTGCGGCGGCATCAGGGCACCTGTTCATCGAGGATCGCTTGCGACTCGCGATTGACCGTGACCGGGTCGCCGCCGATCACCGCCCGCGCGTAGGCGCGCTGCATGCGATTCCGATAGCGCCGCTTGATCTCGTCGTCGCCGAGCGTCGACACATCGGTGACGCCGGCGCGAATCGGCTGCATGCGAATGTGGTTGATCATGTCGATCACCGCCTGCGGCGCCACCTGCTCGATCGTCTCGAGCGGCACGTAGGCGCGGCCCACTTCGTCCTGCTTCATCGTCGCGGTGATCACCTCGTAGTCGAACGCGAATGGGACGTCGATCATTACGCGCCGGCCGACGATGTCGTCCATGACCTGCTCTTTCTCGTCTTCGTTCAGCGGCCGATTGAGCCGCTCCTGGCGGCGGATCATTTCCCCCCGCACGGCCGAGAAGAGACTGCCGATCCGTCCCTTCTCATCGTCGGACTGCATCGCCGGCGTCTTGTAGACGTAGCTCATGCCGGCCTCGGCGGCGCGGTCCTTGAACCAGGTGCGATCGACGACGGCATTCCGCACGGCGGCCGACGTGCGTTTGAGGTCCTGCTGCTCCTTAATGAGCTGCCCGACGTAGTCCTTTCCGAGCTTCGGGAGCATGTTCAGGATCTTGCCCGTGGGCATGTCGCGCAGGCGCTGCGGGTCTGACATCAGCGTCCAGAACTCCGCGGCGCCCTCGAGCTCCTTGATCGCTTCGGTGCGCTGAATCGTCGCGAAGGCCTCCGCCGTGCGCGCCCGCGCGACCGACTCGGCATGTTCGGCCTCGCGCTGGAAGTAGGTCGCCACGGCCTGGCGCGTACTGCCATCGGCGAGGCGATAGGCCTCGAGCTGCCGCACCTGCGTGAGCGTGGCGCCGTTGACGATCGATCCCCAGATGGCGCTGTCGCGCGCGTTACTCCGCTCGCGCCGGCCGGCATCGAACCCCGCCTTCTTCTCGCGCAGATACGCGATCGTCTGCTGATAGACCTTGGGCTGACTCGCGAACTGTGCACGCGCGGCCGCCTCCATCGCATCGATCGGCACCGCCGCATCGTCGGCGAGCGTGCGCGGCACGTGCACCGCCCAGATCTCCTCGGACGCCTGAAACGCGGTCACGTCGCCGACCTGCACTTTGAGCTTGTTCTCGACGTCGTCGCGCACGTCGCCGCTGATCCCATCCTTGTTCGTCTCGAAGTAGCGCTGCGCCTCTTCGGCGCGGTCCTTCGAGAGCAACCGATCGATCACGCCCACGTGCACCTTCGAGTGCTGGTCGTCGATCGCCGCCTGGATCGCGTCGGGCCCGAGCCCCTGGCGGGCGCCATTCACCCGGATGATCCCATCGAGGCGCGCGAGCTGATCGCTGATCACCTGTTGATAGTCCGGCGTGCCGGCGGACCCGATCGCCACGAGACTCGAGCTCGTGATCGCTGCGGTCGCTTCGTTCTTGTCGTAGGTCCGGAGCTCGTCATACGCATGCTTGTCCATGCGCTCGAAGAAGGACGCGCGCCGGCGGGCTCGCATCGTCTCGAGCAGCACCTGCTGCTCGGGCGTGCGCGCCTGCCCGACGATCTCCGCCATCTGCTCATCGATCGTGTCCTTGTACGCCTGCAGATTGTCGGACGGCTGTTTGCCCGTCTGCTTGAAGAGGCCCTTGTCATCGGAGAGGCCGTAGACCTCCTCGAGCTGATTGAACTGCCGCTCGGCGATGGTCGCCAGGCGCTCGGTCGCGCGCTGCTGCTCCTCCTGCCGGATGCGTGCGCGCTGCTCGAGCGTGGCGACGGCCACGCGCTGCAGGGTCGCGCCGAACTCGGCGCCGTAGGCGGCCGGGTCGGGCGCGGGCCCGGCCTTCGTGCTGCTCACCGGGCGGCTTTGGATGCGGTCGCCATGATACGTGGGGACGCGCGGCATTACGCGCGCCCTCCGCGCGCCTGACGCCGCTCCCAGCCGTAGCGTTCAGCCAGCAGTGTCGTGTCACTGGCCGCCCCGAGCACCGTGCTCGCCGCGCCCCAGCGGCCGGTGAGTTGCGCCTGGCGGCCACCACGGCGATAGTTCTCGGCCTCCTGCGCGTAGCCCATGCCCTCGCGCGCGGCGTTCCGCCGGATGCGCGCCAGGTCGGCGTTCATCAGATGTTCGGTGCTCTGCTGCATGGCGAGCGCCGTGCCGCTCGAGACTTCGACGTTCTGCCCGGCGTAGCCGGCGCGCTGCTCCCCGATCAATCCGCGCACGTCGCGCCGGAACCCGGCCACCTCCTCCTCGCCACGGCGATACGCATCGATGCGCTGCTGCTCCGCGATGTTCGCGTTGTAGTCGCCGATCCGGCGCGCCGCGTTGCCGGCTTTCGCGTCGGCGGTCGCCTTGGTGGCCGCCGCCGCGATCAGCAACCCGATCCCGATTGCCGTCAGTGCCGCCATCGTCTTACCCTCCCACGTCCACGTTCGGCACAATGCCGAGCACGGTCAGCGTCGTCGGTTCGACATGCTGAATCACGACGCGCCCCTCGTCATTGAAGTAACTCGTCGCCGTGAGCTCGATGCGCCCGGTGAACCGGGCCGCGGGATCGAGCCACTGCGGCGCCTTGACCGGCAACAGGTGATCGCGATCGGGGCCCGCCCAGAAGTTGTGCAGGCTGTCCTCGACGAGCACCGCCAGCGTCGTCACCTTCTTGCGCTGGTCGCGCACCGTCGAGCCCGGCACGTCGAGCTCGAGTGTCTCGACTTCGCAGGCGATCGGCAGCCCGACGTCCACGACATCGGCCGTCACCGGGAGCTCGAGCTCGCGCGCGGGCGACACGTGCAGCACCTCGCGCAGCGGCACGCCGTTGACCGTCACCCGCACGAACTTCCCCGCGAGCGCCGGCGGCAACGCCGTGAGCGTGCGAGTCGCGGCGCCCCGATGGCGGTGGGCGTGGTCGAGGGTCGCCACCGTCTCGGTGTCCTCGCGCAGACTGAGGCGCTCGATCGAGCGCACGCCGTCCCGATGCACGAGGCAGTAGAGGGCATCCTCGGTCTTCTCGGGAATCACGCACACCTGCTCGAATTGCCCGTTGTCGGTGTCGTGCCGATGCCAGGCGAGCACCTCCTCGTCGGGCACGTAGGTGCACCCGAGCAGCTCGCCGTCCTCGCGCACGCACCAGAGGATGGCGTCAGGAATGAGCTGGAACGCCATCGACGTGATCGAGTGCTTGCGGAACAGATGCGCCGAGCGCACCGTCAGGTCACGGCCGCTCAGTCCCTCGACCTCGCGATTGAACAGGAGCTCCCGCAGGATGGTCTGGCGCGCCTGGACGAACAGCAGCCGCTCGCCGTAGACCACGGGCACCGTCCACCCGGCACCCACGTAGCCGAGCTGCTCCGGGTTGATCGCACTCGGCGTGATCACCCCCGTCTCGTCGCCGCGCACCACCCACTCGCCGCTGTCGGTCAGCATGACGAGCGGCCCGAGACTCACCAGGTGCCGGATCACCTGCAGATACTTCGACACGGTGCGCCAGCTGATCGCGTCATCCTCCTGCATCGGCCGGCGGGCCGTGAAGTTCGTGGGCACGCCGACCCGCGAGGCGTAGACCAGGTCGCGCGCGTTGTTGGTGCTGGCGTAGAACCGACGCTGCTGATGCACCGCACTCACGCCGGGGTAGTTGTGCTCGCTGGCGAAGAGCCCTGGATCAACCGGCGGTTGAAACGCATACTCGGCCGTCACGCCGATGTCGCGATACGAGAGATCGGTCGTCGTGCCGATGTAGCCGAACACCCCGTTGGCCGCATCGTCGCGGTAGACGCGATACTCGACGGCGTTGGGCACGGCGTCCCAACTGATGGTGTGCGGGTCGTCGGGCGCGCCGGCATCGAGACTGTCGAGGCCCACGATCGTGGACGCGATCGATTCCTCGTAGGTCGTCCCTTTGACGGCCGTGGCAACCCAGCGCAACGTCCGCGTGCCGGCCGGTCCCGCGATCAGCGTCATCGCCTCGGGTGGCTCGATGCCCGGCGCCGCCACAAACGGCGCGAGCACAAACGTGTCGGGCCCGCCATAGCGCAGTTCCATCGGTGGGTAGTTCAGATGCGTCAGCGAGACGACGAAGCCCGCCTGATGCCAGTAGAGCGGGTTGCTCGGCCGGAGCGCATCCTCGATGTAGGGGTGCTCGAGCTCGAGCACCATCCCCCGCACGTGATGATGAAAGCGGAAGTAGAACTCCCCGGCCTCCACCAGGTAGTTCTCGTCGGCCGCGGCGAACACGAAGCTGTAGAGGAAGATCTGCAGCGCCGAGTCTTTGACCTCGGCGATGAACTCGAGGCCGGGCCGACTGACGACGCCGCCCGAGCGCTTCACGAGGAAATTGCGGCACGCGCGCAGCCCCTGCTGGTAGGCGTCGAGGTCGCCGCGGACGGAGAGGCCGGGGTCGAGCTCGCCGGCGGCAAACGATCGCAGGAGTACAGCCTGGCCCATGGCTTACCGTCCCATCGTCCAATCCGGCGGCTCGCTCGTGGGCCGCTGGGGTTCTGCATCGTTGGCGTGCTGCGTCTGCGCCTTCGGCAGCGCCAGCCCGTAGTTCCGCAGGCAGCGGTCGGCATCCTTGCTGTCACGCGCCAGGGCCTTCGCCAAACGTGCGGCCAGCTTGAACACGACGGCTTCGCGGAATTGGGCATCGTTGACCTGCGCCGGGCACGCCAGCCGCCGGGTGTATTCGATCTGGATCGTCGGATCGACGCCCGTGGCCGGCGCCGGGAGCTGCCCGCCACCGGGCTCGTTGCACATCAGCAGGTCGCGCAACGTCGTCGGGTCGGCCCGCTGGTCGAACGGCACCGGCTTCGTGGTGTAGCGCCGCTGCATCGACGGGTCGCACACGCGCCGCACGCGCACGCAGTCGGCCGGCAGCAGGTAGGTGTAGGTCCAATCGGGATTGACCGGCACTGCCACCGTGCCCGCGACCCATGGCAGCACGGCATACTCGGTCGCGAACTTCCAGGGGAAGTCCCGCAGCACCGTGTCCATCACGTCGCTGAACACGAGGCGCGCGGCGTAGGCTTCCTGCGAGGTGTCGCCGGTCAGGCTCAAGATGCTCTTGCTGATGCCAATCTCGGCGAGCGCCATGTTGACGACAAAGGTTGAAGCGTCCATGCAGTCCTCCACGGGCAGGAAGGGAAACAGGTCCGCCGACACCGCCGGCAGCACCGGGTAGAGGTCGGCCTCGCACGCGGGCAGGAAGGGGTAGTTGGCCGGCGGGCACTTCGGCTTGCCCCGGATGATTTCAATCAGAAGCTGCGTGACGTGAAGCTCACTGGGAGCCTTCCACGCAATCTCGAGCGGGAGTTGCGTGACGGCGAGCACGCCGGGCTGCTGCGCGCTCACCTCCACGACCGCCTGCGTCACGTCGAGGGCGAGGGCCTGATCCACCCCGCCGACATGCAGCACCTCGAGCGGAACCTGCGACACCTGGGCGACGGTCGTCACTTCCGGCGTCGGGGAGTGCAGCACCTCGAGCGGCAGTTGCGAGACGCGCGCCTCGATGATGGTCGGGGCGTGCAGCACCTCCAGCGGGAGTTGCGACACGCGCCCCTGCGCCGTGCTGCCCGCCAGCGGCTTGAACGCCGCGACCGTGACGGCCACGTTGTCGGTGCCGGTCCATGACCACGACGGGTTGATCGCCGCCGCCGTCGTCTGAATCAGGTCCGCGGACGCCCCGCCGAGATTGTTGCCCCCGGCCGGGTTCGCCCAGTGGCGCAGCGTGAGGCCCGTGCCGACCGTGGGCCCGGTCGCCCCCAGCATCCCTGACCACGCCGACACAATCAGCGCGCCATTGACGGAGGGTGTGATCGAGCCGGTCGTCAGGGGAGCCGCCGCGGCAGTTGTTGCGCCGTTCTCGACATCGAAGGGCGCGGTCGTGTCCGCCCCGCTGTAGGCGAGCACCGAGACGAAGATGTAGGCGTTGGAGTAGGGCCCGAACGTGAAGACGTGCCCAGACCCGACGGTCGGGTTCTTGGCGTAGAACTGCTGCACGGCGGTCACGCCGAGCGCACGCTTGGTCAGCGGAAACCAGGTGTTGCCTTTGTTGTCGGTGACCGGCGGCGAGCCGCCGGGGTCATAGCACGCGCAACTGATGACGAGGAGCGTGGCCCCCGTGGTATCGATGGCCGCTGTGCTCCCCCCGGAGGCGCCCGGTGTAGCCGTGACCGATGCGACAAGGGTAAACGCCACGGCTGGCCCTACGGGTTAGGCGGTGACCTTCATGCCCGCCTCGAGCGCGTTGACCTCGGCGATCGTCCACGCAGCGCTCGTCGCGGGATTGACCGGGCGCACTTCCGGAAAGTAACCGAACGTCGTGCCGGGCGACACGTTCGCCCCGTCGTAGTCGGTGCCGCCCGTGCGGACGACGGCGCAGACCGTGCGCGTGCCCGCGTCACTCTTGGCGGCGTAGAGATTCGTCTGGACCGCGAGCACCGCGCCCGCGAGCGTGAGCGAGGGATAGGTGTAGGTGTCTTTGGCGCCGACCGTGGCGCTGCCGTTGTAGTCGGTCGTATTGGGCGGGTTCTCATCGACCAGGGCCCCGTGGTCGGTGCCGGTGGACGGCGTCAAGCCGACGTTCGCGCCGTTGCCAGATTCGGGCAGGAGCGTCTCCACCTTCACCGCGCCCAGGAAGTCGTTGTGGCTCGCGCCGCTCAGGTCGCACACGTAGAGGTCATCGACGGCGTAGCCGGCGCTCGCCGCGCCGAGATAGAGGCGGTCCCACTGGCCCGTGGCCCCCGCGTTGCGCGTATCGATGCCGCTCGCGGACAGTTCGACCGCCTCGTTGATGCGGAGGGTATACGAGCCGGCGCTGTCGTGAATGACGCCCTTGAACTCGATGTAGTGGAAGCTGTTCAGCGACAGGACGGTCGCGCCGGTCGCGAGGACGGTGCCGTTCCGGGTGACGGCCAGATGCCCGGCCCCATCGGAATAGATCGTGAGATGGACCGTGCCGCCTTCGCGCACCTGGAGGAGGTCGCGGGCGCCCCACCCGGCGGCGGTGTTCTTGAGGGCGAAGCCGATGAGGAAGCCACCACTGGCCGGGAACGCCTTCGACAGGAGGTCCGCGGCACCGCTCGTCATCCAGAGGCCGGCGGGCCCGGTGCGCGCCCCCGACGCATGAGGGTCGGCCGCGCCGATGGACGACGCCCACTTGGTGAGCATCGCCACCGTGTTCCCCGTGCAGTGGTCGAAGCCGTCGAAGAAGAGCAGCATGGCTACACGTCCCGCCGGAAGCCCGCCTGCATGGCGTTGATGTTGATGTCGGTCAACGGGTCGCCATTCGGCATCGTCACGAAGGGCACCCGGTTCCGGTAGAAGTAGCTGGGGCTGATGTGGCGCGTCTCGAGCGGCGACGTGGTGCCGGCATGGCGGATCAGCGGCGTGAGGGCCGCAAACCCTTCCTCGGTGCGCCGGGCATTAATCAGGAGTTGCGCGCCCAGGACGGCGTCATACGTGTTGATGTCCTCCATTTCGTAGAGGTCGGAGAGGCCCGTGGTCGCCGCCGTGACCTTGGTCGTGTCGTCATCGGGGTTCTGGTCGTTGGTCGCCTCCCAGTTGGAGGTTGCGCCCACGAGCGTCCACTGCGTCACGGCCCCGACGCCGTTGGGTCTGATGACATCGATCTGGATGTCACCCAGCGGGGCATTCCAGGGCGCGGGCCCGGCCCCGTCGGAGATGTAGACATCGTCGTAGGTGCCGAAGGCGAACGGGAAGAAGTCCACCACCGCCCAGTTCGCCGCCGACTTCACGCCGTTCATCCACAGTGTCGCCGGGAGCGACGCATTGAGCACCAGGGCCCCATCGACCCGGATGCGGGCCGGCGCGAAGGCATACCGCGCCTGAATCTCCGACGCGAACACCCGTGTTTCGGCGGTGACGGTGATGTCGATCTCGATGTAGTGCCATTGCCCGACGCGCACCACGTCGCTCGCCGAATAGACCGTGTCCCCGCCGAAGAGCATGACCCACACCGACCCGTTGTTGTCGGTGCCGGCCTTGCCCAGCGTGAGGTGTTGGTCGGCGAAGCCCACGAACTCCTGATACGTCGAGTTGAACTTGTAGGCCGCGCCAATCAGCATCCGGCTGGACGTGGGGCTCACGGCACAGCGGTTCTGGCCTGTGCAGCCGTTGCCGTGCCGGCCTGGCCCAATGGACGCACTCCCAGCCAGATACTTGTCGGACCCATCGACGTAGTGGTCGAAGCTATCGAGGAACAGCAGCGCCATGGTCAGATCCCGTCGTCCGGCGCGAGCCCGTGGCGCCCACCGGGCGGCGGCTCCTTGGGTTTCTGTTTGAGCTCGACGCCGCCGGCGCCGCGCTGTTTGGGCGAGGCGGCTCGTGCCGCCGCGAGATCATCGCTGGCGCTCGGCGCGGCGAGCTCCATCCACTTCTGTGAGAACTCGCGCTCGAGCACCGTGAATGTGCGCCCGACGCGCACCCGGTTGCCGCCGTAGAAACCGACCTGGGTCGCGCGCACCAGGATGCGCCGCTCGAGCGGCTGTTCGTCTGCCATCGCTCACCTCCACGACGAAGGGGACGAGCCTCGCGACTCGTCCCCCACTGGTTGCCCCTAGATGGCGTCGGGATACGCCTTCCACTGTTTCGGGTCGTGCGTGAGAAACGCATTGATCGACCCGGCCGAGAGCGCCGACCCGGAGGCGTTCTGTTGAATCGAGAGATTGCTCTCGTAGGCCGGCGGTTCGCCGGGCAGCGGCACCACCGCCACCACGGCGCCGGCGGTGAGGGACGCCACGGGAATGCTCTTCGTCTGGATATGCACCGTCGCCGTGCCATCGACGAGCGCCGGCTGGCTGGTGTCGCTCACCAGCGCAAACGAGACGCCGCCAGAGGCGCCCACCGCGGCCGCCACCATCTGGATCACGAGGTAGAGCGGTCGCGGCACCGAGCCCACGTTGCGCGCCACGGACAGTGGTACCTGGTCGCCCACGTTCGCCGCACCCGTCCCCGCCGTGCTGAGGGCGGTGGCGTCGGCGAACTCGACCCGTTCGTCAAGAATCATGATCGGCTCCTTTCGTCCGTCGCCCGTTAGGGCACCAAGGCCTCGTTGTTGACGAGCGCATCACACCGACGCACCGGCACGCCGTCGAAGGTGAGCACGTGCTTGCCCGCGACCGTGTCCATGGTGATCGTCGATTGCACGGTGCGGTTCGCAATCTGCCGGCGCAGAAAGCTCTTCACCGTGCGGTTGGCGTAGAACGCGGGACGGCCCATGTTCAACGACTGCACGAGCTCGAGCGCCTGCGTCATCAGGTCGATCAGGTCGGCGCCGGTCGCCGCGTTCTTCGTGAGGTCGCTCAGATCGATATTGGCGATCCGCACGATGTAGCGCCAATCCCGCACCGAGAGGCCGATGTCCCACCTATAGTGGGTTCTATAGGCTTCCATGCGCCCACCGAGCCCGTCCACGTTTTCGATCGTGACCTGGCCCTTGTCGTTCATCTGGAACCCGCCACGTGATCCCTTCGGGTAGATCCCGTGCACGGTGTTCTCGCCCCAGACCACGAGCCACACGCTCGTGTTGTCGCTCTGCGAGCCGCCAGCCTTGAGCACGTTCTGTCCGTTCTCGGCGCCGCCCGCGGTCGGTGGCAGCACCGACGTGTTGAACCGCGGCGCCAGGCCCGTGAAGGCCTCCGGCTCGGTGTCCTCATTCGCGTAGAACAAGCTCTGTGCGACCTCCTGATTGAAGCCCTCGAGGATCGGACGGTTCTCGGAGAGCCGGAAGGCGGCGGTGTTGCCGTTCAAATCGGCCAGCGCTTTGTCCACCTCCGCGTAGTTCTCGAGCATGCCGCACGAATCGACCACCTTCGCGGAGGTGCTCTTCGTGGGCTGCACGCCGCCATACAACTTGCGCCACGTGGGCGCGGGAATCCCCGTGCGAACGGTCGTCTGGTGCCCGGTCAGCAGGTTGCCCTCGATCACGACCATGTCGTCGAGAATCTCGTTGGTCTGATTGAGAATCTCGATGATGGCCGCGATCTTGTCGTCGGGGCCGAGTACCTGCGCCAGGTCCAGCAGCGTCGGGTTCTGAGCTGCCAGGAGCGCCATTGCGAACTCCTCGCCGGGCGAGGGTCGTCACTTCTGCGTCCCCACGGCATCGCCAAACAGGATCTCGGCGTGCGAGCGTTTCGCTCCGCCGGTCTGGGCGGCGCCGCCGGAGTGCGGTGCGTCCTCACCCATGGCCTTGCCGATGCGGGCCAGCAGCTTCACCAGTGGAAGGTAGTTGCCGTACCCGCTCTTGTTGATCGCCTGGCGGAGCCGGGCGCCGTCTGCCTCGCTCTCAGGCAGAAAGCGATCGAGCACGCGCTTCGCATTGAGCTGCGCGGACTCGAGCTGCGCTCCACCGACTTCACTGTCGCGATCGAGCTCGGTTCGGAAGACCTGCGTCTGATCGACCAGCGACTGGTGCATGTTCGCGAGCGCGCCCTGCGCCTGCGCCTGCGTCCAGCCATTCGACTTCGCGATCGCGGTGACCGCGTCGAGATCGCTCTGGTCGAGCGGACTCTGCTCCGGCAGTCGTAGCTCGTATCGGTCAGGCACCTGGGACTGCTGGTGTTGGCTGCCTTGCTGTGCGCCCTGTTGGGCACCCTGCTGCGCGCCCGATTGCTGCGCGCCGTCGCCCTGCGATCCCTGGCTCCCCTGCTGCGGGGTCGTCCCCTGCGTGCCCGGCTGGGCACCCGGTTGACCGCCCTGCTGCTGCGCGCCGCTCTGCTGCGCGCTGGCCGCCTGACCAGGTCCGCCGCCGGCGTTCTGGTTCGCTGCCGTGTCAGCCATCACTCTCTCCTTCACGCTCGCGCGCGGCCCACGCCGCCCGCATCGTGTCGTCTTCTTCACGCTCCTGCGCGGCGCGTTTGAGCGCCTCGACAAACATCTGGCGATAGAGCTCGGTGTTGCGCGCGAGATAGTCCGCGACCCAGATGCACACCTGGTTGTGAATGGCGACCTCGCGCTCGTCGCGCAGCGGCCGCATCGTCCACGTCAGGAGCTGCGAGTAGAGAAACTCGCGCCCCCATTCCTGCGACATCAGTTGCCGCCAGAGCCACGCCGTGCGGGCCTCGCGCGCCTTCGCCTTGCGCTCGGCGTAGGTCTGCTGATCGGGATCGATCGCACTGGTCTGCGCCATGTCACACCACCGGCGCCACGCCGCCCGTGAGCGTCTGCGCGAGCTGATCGAGCGCTGTCGTCTGGCCTTGCTGCATCGGCGCATTGGCGAGCGCCTGCGCGCCCTGGCCCGCGGTCTTGAGCTGCTCGGCCTGCGCCATCTGTTGCGCCTGCTGCTGCTCGTCGGCCCAGCGTGCGGTGGCCTCGTCATCGGCGCGCAGCATGTGCGGATCGACCCCGAGCATTTCGGCGTAGTCGTCCACGGCGCGGAACGCAATCACCTTGTGCCGCACCTCGGGGAAGACTTCTGCGAGGCCGATCGTGGACGACAGGAACCGGTCGTGCCCCGTCACGCCCACGAGCTTCTGCGCCTGACTGAGGATCGAGATGTAATCGACCTTGAGCTCGAGGCCCTGCATCTCCTCGGGCGGCGGCGGGATCGCGCCGATGCGCGTCATGATCGCGAACGTGCGATCGATGAGCGGATCGAGCAGCTCGTCGTTCAAGCGCTCGAGCACCGGCCCGAGCGCGAGCAGCTTCTCTTCGTGCCTCTCCTGCACTTCGCGCGCGGTGATCGGCGAGCCGCCCTCCTGCCCGTACGAACTCATGGCGATCATCAAGAACAGGTCTTCGTAGAACGCGCGGCGCACGCGGTCGCGCGTCTCGTCCATGTCCTGAATCAGAAAGTTCAGCCCCTCGAGCCGCACTTCGTGAATGGGTGACAGCCCACGCCCGCTCCCACCGACACGCTCGTCCTCGACGTAGGTGACCTGGCCGGGCAGCAGCGACACCTTCTGCGTCTTGAGCTCGTGCGGGCCCTTCAGCGGCGGATCGATCGCTTTGTGAATCGCCTTCGCCTTGTGCAGCTGCATCAACTGGAGCTGCTTGGTGTCGCCGAGCGCGGTCATGCCGGGCGAGTCGGTGCCGTAGGTGTCCTCGCCCGTGACGTCCCACCGCGGACAGAGCGCCGGGAAGACGACGAACCCGCTCTCGCGCAGCACGCCTTCGCGATCGGCGAAGTCGGCATCGGCGCGCCCCATCTCGTAGTGACACGACAGGTACGGCATGGCGTGCCGCGCCTCGAGCCGGCTCGGGTTCTGCGTCTTGTTGCGACTGACAAACCAGGTCACATCGACCGGCGCCTGGTAGTTCGCCTGGTCCCACAGGTTCTTGACCGAGACGGAGAGACGGGACCAGTCGATGTCGCGCGGGTTGTCATTCACCATCCCGAACTGCTCGACGACCTGTTCGACGGTGAGCTGGTAGTCGCGGCTGAACGTCGAGGGCATCTGGCGATCGTCGAGGCCCACGACGAAGCTGCCGATCGGATAGCTGTAGAAGCGCGCGATCGTCTGCCGGTCTTCGAACTCGGCGAAGGCCGCCGTGCCGAAGATCCCCATGTCGAGATACGCCGTGGGCAGGACGTTATAGAGATTGCTCTTCTGAAACAGATCGAGCATGCGGCGCGTGACCGTGTAGAGCCACTGCTTCACCGGGCCGTAGGTGTTGAGGTCGGGGTCGGGTGTCTCGAGGCGCATCCACGGGCGCGCCGGCGAGGTCAGCCCCGCGTGCAGCCCCGACGCGAGCGTGCGCGCCGCAAAGCGCGGGGCACTGTCGATGATCTTCTGGCTGCGCCGATCGCCCTTGTTGCGGTCGGTGATCATGAACCGCGTGCGCCGCGGCATGTAGTAGTCGGCGAGCTCCTTCCAATGCGCGTCGAACGAGCTCCGCTCAGTCAGGAGCGCCTGCTTGGTCTGCTCCATGCGCTGACGTGTCGTCAGCCCAGAGGAATGCGCGGTCGTGCCGTAGCGCACGACAGGAGCGCTCGCCATCGTTCAGTACCCCAGGAACCCGCCGCCCACGGGACGCACCGGCGCCACGGCCGCGACGTCGGCCACTTTCTTCCGCTTCTTCGCCGCGCGCAGCTCGGTGGCCGCCTGGCGCACCGGGGTCGAGCCCATGAACGAGCGCGCCTCGAGCAGCCGCTCCCACGGGTCGCCGGCGGCGCGTTCACCGATCGATGTCATCCGTCCCCCTGGTGTCGTCAGGAACGCCATGCCGTGCCTCCCACCCGCTTCTGCCACGTTGTCTCGAGCGGCACGTAGCCGATGCGCGCATAGAGCGCGCCGAGCCGCGCATCGCTCTGCGCCGGTTGCATGACCTGCACGACCCGCGCGCCGGCATCGACGGCCCACGCCTCGGCGCGCGACAGAAGCTCGAGCGCCACGCCGCCGCGGCGATACGCCGGCTCCACCCACCACGCGCACTCGATGCCGGCGAGCTCGTCGTTGGTCGGCAGCGGCGCGAGCAGCATGCCGAGCATGCCGACCACCGTGTCGCCGGCCGTGAGCACCCAGAAGCCGCCCTGCTCCAGCACGATCGCCATGAGCTCCGCCTGCTTCGCCGGGTTGGGCGTGAGCAGCCCCGCGTAGTGCGTCTCGAGGAAACGCGCGGCGAAGGATTGGCAGACCGCCAGGTCCTCGGTCCTCGCCCGACGCACGGCGAGCTCAGTGCACGGCGAAGGGGTCATAGGTGATGTCCGCTTGTCGCGTCTGCTGCTCGATCAGTTTCTGCAGCAGCCCGCCCGGCATGTCCGGCAGCGCGTAGGTGTTCGCGAGCCCGTCGCCCAGGTCCGGCGAGCGGCCCAGGCGCTTCTTGATCTGGTCTTTCTCCTCGAGCACGAACACGCCGTTGAGAAACGTGTAAGTCGGTGTGGTGAGCTCGGCGACGAGCTCGGGCACGTGCGACGGCAGCGCGGTCGCGTGCTTGATCGCGTCCGCCATCGACAGCCACATCTCGGTGCGCCGATTCTTGTAGCGCGGGTTGAGCGCCGGCGCGTGGTAAATGATGGCGTGCGGTGAGGTGCCGGCGGCGCGCAGGTTGTCGATCACGCCGTGGCCCCAGTGCCCGGTGTCGTCCACGAGCTCGAGCTCGGAGCCCCACTTCGCTTTCGCCTGATAGACACGCGCGGCAATGTCGGTCGTCGGCGCGCCGCGCATGATCACCGGGCTGTTGTGCACGCGCGCGTTCGGCCCCTGGCGCGCGAAAATCACCGTGCGGTCATCGCCGAAGCGCGCGACGTCGATGCCGAGCCGCTTCTGATTCCACTGGTAGTCGTCCGGCGCGAGCTCGCGCGCCATCGCCGCCTCGACCTGCTCGAGCGTGAGCAGCGTGTTGATGGACGCCGGCGGGAACTCGCCCAGGATGTAGGCCTTGACCCACGGGTTATCACGCCCGTAGGCCGCGATCTGTTGGCGCGCCCACTCCGCCGGGGACTGCTGGCCGGGCGTAGCCGCGGCCACGACGCGCGGACTGTTGACCCAGGCGTGGGGGTCGTCAGGATCGCCGGTGACCTTGATGATCGTCCACAGGTGGCGCAGGCGCGTGGCCGCTTCGTAGAGCATCCCCTCGAGGCTGATCGGGTTCCCGCCCTGCAGCACCTTCGCAAACCGCGTGTTTGGGAGCGCCTGCTCCGCGGCGCGGAGCACCGTCGAGGGGATCGCGCCGCTCTCATCGACGAGCACCAGGACATTCCGCCCGTGCAGGCCGGAGAAGGTGCGCCCCTGTTCGTCGGCGCTCCCAGTCTTGGGCCAGCTCCTCGCCGCCAGGAACCACGTGCCCTCGTGCTCCCGCTGGAAGACGCGGTTCGACGTCCACGTGAACGCCCGCACGAGATACTCGCTGCGCGCCATCCACTTGGCGAGCTCGGCCCACAGGTTGTCGCGCAGGTTGTCGCCCGTGATCGAGGTCGCCAGGCCCTTGGGATGTTCGTAGCCCCCGCCCTCCTTCGACACCTGCGTGGCGAGGAAGTAGAGCCCGCACCACGCCTCGCCACACGTCTTGCCGGGACCCGCGCAGGCCTGGAGGGAGATGCGCTGCACGGCGGGATCGCAGAACGCGATGAGCAGCTCTTCCTGCCACGGGTCCGGGGAGGCGCTGAACTGGTCCTGCACGAAGCGACACGCGCCGTAGGGCGGCTCGCGCCAGGCCTGCATGCGGCCGGCGGCGCGGGCTTCAGGCGTGCCCACGATCAGCAGGAACAGCAGCCACGTCACGGGCCTGGCGTCGGAATCGGACTCTTGCAGTCCTTCGCCATGGCGCCGAAGCGCACGGTGTTGACGCGCGGCGGCGGGCCGGCGACCTGCCCGACCACGACGCCCTCGCGCACGACCTCCACGGCCTCGACCGCCGGGAACGTCTGCGCGACGACGAGGTCGATCTTGACGATGTCGCCGACCTGCAGCGGCCGCTTGTTGCGACTAAGGAGCTCCGGCATCGACGCCCTCCCCCCGTCCCGTGGCATGCCCGCGCCCCGTCCCGGGGTCGATCAGGATCGGGAGCAGCACCAGGAGCTTGGCCAGTAGCTCCTGCGGCGTGGTTTTCGGGTCCATCCACCAGCAGTCCTGCGGCAGCACGCCGATCGTCGCGGACGTCGCATAGGGCCCCTGGGCGGCCTCGCCACGCAACGGCGCGCGGCGCACCAGTTGGACCGTGCCCCACTCGGGAAACACCTGCGCGACCACGAACTCGAGCGACACGACTTGGCCCACCGCCGGCATCGGCGGCGCCTGCGGGTCGGGCTCGACTGTCTCGGGATCACCCATCGTCGCCTCCCTCGTCCGGCTCGAGGGCGGTCGGCAAATCGCCGGCGATGATCTGTGCCAGCGATACCGTCCCGTCGAGCGTGTGATCGACCGCCACCGCCGGCCGGCCCGCGTAGTAGTGCAACAGCGTCGTGAGCAGTCGGTTGTCGATCTGCAACGTGACGATGCGATCGAGCAGCAGCCTGCGGAATTGCTCGTTGGCAAACGCTTCCTCGAAGACGCCCTCGAGGAACTGCTTCACCTGCTGCGTGGCTTTGTTCGGAGTGCCTTTCGCGCGGCCGCCCGTCTTCTCGCCATTGGGGCCCACGTGGCTCAGCACAATAGCACGGACGTGTTCAATTTATGAACACGTCAATCCGGTATTGACCTGAATTGGGACAGAGGTCCGGGGTCTTACGGAGAGTGGCCGGCGGCTAGCCGCGGCTAGCATCGGCTACGGGCGCCCCGTGCTCACGGTCTATTGCGGTCTACTTTAGACCCGGCGCGCTACGCGATTTGGCCGGGCCCGTCGTCGTGGAACACGTGGCAGTGACCGCAGTAGCGCTCCTCGACGTCCTTGGGGTGATAGGACGTCCGCCCGCACGTGTGGCAGCGGATACCCAGCACGAGCCGACCCGTCTCCTGGTTCACCACCAGGTCGTAGCCGATCCCGTGCTTCAACACGCCGACGCGATCGGTGGTCACGTCGGCCAGCTCACGCCGCGCGTGCCCTGGCGAAGCTCGCGGAGCTCCAGCAGAATGCGCCCCTGCATCTCCGGGTTGTCCTTCACGCCGATCTGCTCGAGCAGCTTGACGAAGAGCTCGTCGGACGTCGCGGCCTCCGCGGCCTCGAGCAGCATGTGCCCGACCTCGCGCGCCTTGGGCGCCGGCATCTGCGTGAGCTGCTCGTTGAGCGTGAGCTCGACGAACCCGACGCGCGACTTCTGCCCGAACCCCGAGCTCACCGTGATCGCGTCGGTCGGATCGTCGGGAGCGTGCCCGCGCGCCTTATGCTGGAGCGCCATGCGCGCCTGCCGTTCAAACTTCTCGCGGAGCGGGGGGGACACCCCGACCACCTCCAACATCGCCACGACTTCCTCAAGCACCAGCAGCGTGCGCGCCATCAACGCCTCCTCCAAAATCCCCGTAAGTGTAGTTCGTGTCAGTGCGTTTCAGGAGTGCGGGGGTTTTGGCCCCCGCACGTTTTTACTGAGGAAATTGCAGCTTTCTGCGATAATCCCACAGTGTATAGTGTCCATAGGCCGTGCGCCTACAACTGACTGCGGCTTAAGACTTTGTGTCTAGATCGCGCTTCGAGGGCACGGCTCGGGGTCCGATTGGGGTCCGATTGCGGTCCAATTGGCCCCCGCGATCACTTACGGCGTTTGCCCGAGCTTGGTCGGACGCGGCCGGCTCGTCGAGGTCAGCCGCGTAGCGCTGCCCGACATCGCCGGTTGGCACCCACTTCGTGTAGCGGCGCAGCGTGGTCGCCCGGTCCTTGTGGCCGAGCATGTCGGACACCCACTGCAGCTTGCCCGGGTTGATGAGCAGGTGGCAGGTCGCGAACGTGTCGCGGGTGTCATGCATGGTGTGACCGGCCTGCTCGAGGCCGATCGCCTTCATGCCGGCCGCGAACACCAGGTCGAGCGTCGAGGCGCTTGCGCGCATCTGCTGGCCATTGAGTCCCAAGCACACGTAGGGCGAGACAGGCCGTCGTTCTTTCAAGGCCTGCTCGCGCCTCGTGCGCGCGACCTCGCGCAGCTCGCGCGCGAGCTCGGGGCTCAGGTCGATCGTGCGGAGCTTCTGCCGGTTCTTCAGGGTCGTTTCGCCGTCGCTGCCCTGCGCCCGGTGCAGCCGGAGCTCCGCGGGTGACGCGTTCTTCCGGAGCTCGATCTGGGGACCGGGGTCCTGCCGCTCGAGGAAGACGTCGGTCCACTTCACCGCCGCGGCCTCGCCCCGACGCATCCCCGTGCGGAACAGCAGCAAGAACGTGATGTAGAACCGCGCCCAGCCCTCCGCGACCACTCGCCCGCCCCAGCGTCCGCCGCGGCGCGGACCATCGACCGGTCGATCGGGGTTGCCAACGACGCGCCCGGTTCGCACCCACGTCAGGAAGGCGTCGGCCTGCTCGCGCGTGAGCGGATTGGGTTCCGGCTCCTCGTAGTCGCCGTTGCTGTCGTTCCGCAGCTTGCGGATCATGCCGACGCACGGGTTCGCGAGCAGATGCTCGTAGAGCAGCGCCCACTGCAGGAGGCTGCTCAGGACGCGCACCGCGACCCGTTGCGTCGGCCAGCTCACCCCGTTCTGCGCGAGCTTGTCCACGAGCCCCAGCACGACGCTCGTGCCCAGCACCCCCTGCCTGACCTTGACGTCACCGATGAACGGCAGGATGTGGTTGCGGAGGGTCGTCTCGTAGCTCACCCACGTGGCGGCCTTGCGGCGCACCACGTAGGTATCGAGCCATTCCTTCGCGACTTGCCCCACAGTCAGGCTGCCCTTCGGCGCCGTCGCCATCAGACCCAGACCACCGGTGGCCGTCGAGGCCTTCGGCCGCGTGCGCTGCGAGAGCTTCTGGCCTGGCACCGGGTGCGGCGCCGGCGGCAGACTCGCGGCGAGCTTCTCGTGCTTCACCTTGAAGGCGAGCGCCTCCTCGTAGGTCGCGAACGACTCGCCCCGCTTCACACGCTTGCCGGTCGCCGTGAGCTCCCGATAGCGCGCTCGCCACGGCTTGGGTTTCCCTGGTTCCTCGGTGATCGTGATCCCGTGACTCTGTGGTCGCGCCATCAGCTTCTCCCCTCTCGCAGGCACGCGGTGCACCGCGCGCGATAACTGCCCGACGTCTGCACGATGTGCCCGCACTCCAGGCGCACCTTGCTGCGTCCCATATGACTGGTGTCCACCCGCAACACCGCAACGATGCGACGGAGCGGCGCCGACTTCCGGCCGGCCACTAGCTCACCCTCCGGTAGCGGGGCACGTCGATCGTCTTCGCGGCCTGGCGCGCTTCCGCCAGGTCGTAGATGAACTGCATCTGCAGGAGCCACTCGGCGGAGACGCCGAAGGCCTTCTCGAGCCGGAACGCCATGTCGCCCGAGAGGTCGGCGTCCCCGGTCAGGAGCCGCGACAGCGCCACGCGCGACACGCGCAGCGCCTCGGCGGCCGCGGTCACCGTGAGCTTGTGGGGTTTCAGAATCGCATCCCGAATGTAGCCCCCGGGGTGCGCCGGGCGTGTCTCAGTCATCGCGTCAGAGTCCTCCGGCCGTGGAGTGTATCGCGAGGGGATGCAACGCGCAAGTGCATCGTGACGAGATACTATTGTATCGCATGACTTGACAACCTCCCTCGAGATAACGTAGGCTTGTCGTCCGGGGAGATTCCAGATGCGACGAGAGACGCGATACACGGTGCGATTCACGCTGCGAAACGGTGCGCCGCGCACGTTCACGGTCTACGCCTTCAACAAGCTCGACGCCGACTGCGCCGCGTACCAGAAGCTGGTCGCGCTCGATGGCGACGACGCAGCCCGCACGGCCCTGCGCTACGGCGCGGAGCGCTACTAACTCATGAAACGGAAGCCAATCGGCGTCTGGGTGTTGCTGCCCAGTGGCGAGCAGTGGATGTATTGCCGGGAGGGTTCGCTCGACGACGCGCTCCTGACAGCACGCACGCTCCGCGGGACAGTGCCCTCGCTCGATCGGGGCCCGCTGCCGCTCTTCCCTCGCTGGCGTGTGTGGCTGGCGCCACCCCCCACCGTAGGACGCAAGCCCGAACTGGCCCGGTATCGCAAGGACCGAGCCGTCAACCCGTAACCAAGTAGGAGACTTCCGACCCATGCAGATCACCATCGTCCCCAACGAGAAAGGCACGCCGCAGGGCAAGCTCGCCGACGCCGACATCCACTTCGAAGAAGGCCTGCTCGCCGGCCTGAAGCTCGTGGGGTTCGCCATCTGGGAGAGCCACTGGGGCAGCAACCTGCGCGTCACCGTCCCGTCGCGTGAATACGAGCGCAACGGGGAGCGGCGCCGCTATGACCTGGTGCGCGGCGACGTCGCGCAACTCGACGCGCTGCGTGACGCTATCCTCGAGGCCTGGCACGCCTACGCGGACGACGCTCCGGCGCCGCCAGCCCCGCAGGCGGTCGCTCGTCAGGTGTGGCGCGCGGCCCAGAGCGCGCCCCCCGCTCGCCCGCAGGCCCGGCCCCAGACCCGCCACGTCCCCGGCACACCTGGTCGCCGGACCCGTCCCGCGCCTCCACAGGCCACCGGCACCGACGACGACTACCCCTTCTAGCGATTTGCACGGCCGCGCCGGATTCAATCCGGCGCCGCTGTTGCTGAGTCGCCTGCTACACTTGAGCTGATGGACATCCGCGATACCGCCCTCGGCCACGTGATCTCCCAGGTGCTCCTGGTCGTACTCCTCGCCTGCATTCTCATCGTGGCGGGCGGCGCGCAAGCGCTCGGCTGGCACTGGTGGCCGCACGGCGTGATCGTCGCTGGCGTGCTCGCCGGCATCGTCTTGTGGTTCGAACCGTGGAATTGAGTTACTTCTTCTTCTCGCGTTCCGGCTTCCACCCGGTTTTCCGCAGCGTCCCGTAGACGTAGGCGTCGGCGCGTTCGCCCTTCAAGCCTTTCTTCTCCGCCCGACGTTTGAGCTGCTGTTCGACTTTCTTCGGCATGATTGTTCTCCCCGTCACTGTGACTGACCAGCGGATGCTTTCTGCGAACGCACCCATTCGAGCAGTGCAACGAGATCGTCGGTGATGAAGTCCGCCATCTTCACCATCAGGTCTGGCTCACGGAGTCCTGGGACGTAAGCTGCTGTGGGCTTCCCGGCACCGATCGCATACCCAGCCTCGAGACTTGCGCTCACGCCACACGGCATCACGTACACGCAGAGGTCTGCAGCCTTCAACGCATCCAGATCGAGCCGGAATCCATGTTCTGCAACAGGATGATTGAGGCCGGTGAGGTATTCTGCCGGGCTCCAGTCCTTCCATCGCTCGTCAACAGCGCGCCACGAAAATCCGTGGTTGCCAGGTTCCGGGTGCCGAAAGTCGTACACCTCGTGGCCGTCCTCTCGAAGTTCCGCGCACACAAGAGGCTGATAGTCATTCCGCCATGAACTGGCGACGTAGATCCTCATCACGTCCCACCTTTTTGTCAGTCGGTTTGCGCGCCGGCCGTGAGCAGCTTCGGCATGCGGCCGCTCGTGTAGGCCTCGGCAATCAGCGGCGCCATCGCCTCGCCCACGGTGTCATCGTTCGGGAGAACGATCTGCGCCAGGAACGCCGACTCGAATGTCTCGATCGCGCTCTCGACGGATTCGAGCTTGGCCTTGATCACCAGCAGCAGCGCCCGCCAGCGTTGGCGCTCGAGTCGCGCGAACTTCTCGCTGCGACTGTCAGCCGGCGGCAGGCTGATCAGGAACCGGACGATCCGATTCTCGAGACGGAACTGCACGCGCGCCTCGCGCCGGTCGTAGTCCACCGCGGTCCCATACTGCTTGGCCTTGTGGCGCTCGAGCAGCGCCTCGATCTCGACGCGCGTTCTCGCGACGGGCACCTGCGTCTTCTCGGCGTAGGGCATCGCTCTACAACCTGCTCAGGCCGTCGTCGGTCCAGTAGCCCAGGAGCCCGACCACGAAGTTCTGCACCATTGCGTCGGGATCGAAATCGTTCTCTTTCCCGTTCATCGTGGAGGCGCGAATCGCATACTTCGCCGCTGCGCGCACCTGCTCCGCCAGTTCAGTGCGATTGAGGGGGGTCAGGCGATCCGGCTGCCCGATCCAGAGCGACTGCTTCTTCCCCACACGCAGCGGCATCGGCGGCTCGTCGTGGCCGTCAGCGGTGAGCCAATGATCCTTCGGGAGTGGCATAGACATCGTCGCGAACCCCGAGCCATCAGGCAGCACCGCGCACTCCTGAATCGTGCCGCCGACGTCGCGCGCGAGCTCCTCGAGCATCGGTGGTGGCGCAATCGGCTGAATGGGATCGTTCGCCATCTGTTTCTCCTCTCTCAGTCGTCCGCAATCGTGTAGCCGCGGAGCGCGAGCGCCACGCGCCGGTCGGGATCGACGTCGCGCGTATGCACGACTCCGGTCGTGCGCGTCCGCGTCTCGCGCGCGACGAGCCACTCGTCGAAGGCGCCCTTGCGAATCAGCAGCCGGCGGCCGACATGCTGCACCGGCATCGGCACCGGCTCGCGCATCAGCCGATGCAACGTGGTCCGCGAGAGCCCGCTGTACCGCACGAGCTCTTCGAGACTGAAGTAGCGATCGTCGTCCTGGCGGTCCACGACTACACCTCCGGCATGCGATGCCCCGATGCCAGCGACGACGCAATCTGCGCCAGGCGTTCAATGTCGTCCGCGAGCTCGGCGCGGCACAAGCCGGCGGCCATGATGCGCTCGCGCACGCGCGCGGCGACGGTGTGCAGCGCCTGCGCGGCGAGCGGATGCGGCTCGTAGGGCGTGTCGCGCACCGGCGCCGGCTGCTCCTTGTCGATGTCGTCGAGCGATCGGACACGACCAGCGCGTAGGTCGTCCATGCCGGTCTTGAACGCGGCCACCTCGCTGTCCGACAGATTCGCAGTCAGCCGTGACTCTCCGATCACTGAAGGCCCCACTCGTTTGCGTCCCACCGACCCCCGGCGCTCCTTGAACATCGGCGTGCCGGCCGCACGTCTGGCTCTAGGTGGCATGGCCGCCCTCCTCTTCTCGCAGTTCTCGCAGAATCATCTCGAGCTGCACGCGAATCGCCGCCTCGTCGAGCATCCACTGCTGGTGCCCGAGCCCCATGACGACGCGCGACTTGAAGGTCTGATAGAACCGCGGCGACGGCTCCGGGTCACCCGTCACTTCGGACACGAGCGCGCGGGCGAGCTCCGCCGGTCCACTGCCGGCGTAGCCCCATTCAAATCCCGTGGGCGAATGGGCGTGATAGTTCCGACGATGTTTCAGCCGGCGCCGCGGCGCGCCGGCGTCGGTGTCATCTTCGATGTAGACCCGGCAGCGCCCATCGGGCGCCCGCTCGCCAATGAATCGCCTCGCCATCAGAACTCCCCCAGGACCGCGTGCACCCGCCGCACGACGTGGAACGGCGGCGCCGCGGCATCGTCCGCCGTCACGTTGATCAACTCGACCTCGAGCTCGCTTGGACGAAGGCCGGTCTTCACCTCGAAGCGATCCATGGCGTGCTCGACCGCGCGCCGCACGTCGTTCTCGAGCTCGCGCACCGCGTCTCGCAGCACACCCGCGCCCGGCCTCGCTCTCACGACCGCACCGCGATCGTCGCCGGTTGGCGCACGCGCCGGTCCACGTGGGTGTGCAGCGTGCCATTCCGCAGCACCGCGACCCACGCCTCGCAGTCTGGACAGCGCCCGACCGTCACCGGGCGCAGCCGCCCTTCCTCGCGTGTCTCATCGGGCACGCACTGACTCCCCTGACACCGATCCTGAATGGGGCCGCGCATGACCATCACCGTATCGAGAGCGCACCGCCGCCGGCGAGCTGGCCCACGAGCCACAGCAACAGCACGACGACCACGATCACGATGATGGCTTTGCGAATCGGCTCGGGCATCGGGATGTAGGTCACGACGAGCCACACGCAGAAGCCGACCACCGCCAGGATCACGATCAACGTCACGAGTGACAGCAGGCTCATGTCAGTCCTCCACCGCGGCCACCTGCGGCTTCCCCGACCGCAGCACATGCCCGCACTCGCCGCACCGACGAATCGTCAGCGGCGCCTCATCGCAGTATTCCCAGAGCACCTGGCGCCGATTCGTCTCGGGGTTCACCGTGCGCGCACCACTGTCGCGAATCTGTCCGCGGTCACGCGCCGCCGAGCGCGCCTGGCGATACAGGTGATCGCAGCAGGGTCCATCGAACGCGACGTCGAAGAGCCGCTTGAGCTCGAAATCCGCGAGCGGCCCATGCGCTCGATGCAAGCGCACCACGAGGTCCGCCGCCGTCTTCAACCGTTCGACGTCGTAGGCCGCCATCGCCGCATGCGACGTCTCGGGGTCACCCGCACGGGCCTGCAGCACGGGCTCGAGCTCTTCCGGTTCGTGGGCCTCGAGCGCGCCCTGGCGCCCATCACAGCGTTGCCAGTGGTCCGGCTCGCTCGCATCCCCACCGCAGAACAGACACGGCGTCCTCACCGCGCTTTCCTCCGTTGCTCGCGCCGGCGGTCCAGGTCGTCGATCTCCAGCACCGTCTGCATGTGGCGCAGCGCCTCGAGCTGCCCGCGCCCACGATCCGTGAGCTTGCCATTGCCGCACACGAGCTTGATGCACTGGCGGAGCTCGCGCCGGATCTTCCGGACGAGCGCGGTGTCATTGGCCGGCATCACTGCACCGTGCCGCGTGGCGGCGCCTCGAGGAGCTCGAGCTGCACCTCGCTGAACGTGCAACAGAGCGCCGTGCCCCGACTGATCTCCATCATCGTCAGCAGGTCCCCGAGCTCGCGCGCATCGGCTCGTGCGACTTCGTGCTCGACGACGAACTCGAGCGCCAGGTCACGCGCGTCTTTCTTCGGCCGCCACACCCGGAGCTCGGTGAGCTCGGCGAGCAGGAGCTCCGCGCTCGGCGTCTCGAGGTCCGGCGCCGTCTTCAGCGTGACGGTGTATTTGCAGGTCGGCAGCGCCCCGAACTTCACTTCCTTCACCGTCCAGAAGGGACGCTCCTCCTGCGGGTCGAAGCAGTGCTGCGCGACCGGCGCCACCAGCACGCCGCGGGCGAGCTCGTAGGAGAGGCGCGGGACACGGAACGTCGTCGTACAGAGACGCACCGTGTCGCCGTCCTCGTTCTCTTCGATGCCGACGCTGAACTTCCGCAGCACGAGTCGCACGTCAGCACTCGCGAACATCTACACGCCCCCTTGCACCTGCGCCAGTACCGATGTCGTGCCCTCGCCCTGCGGCTGCTTCACGCGATACGTGCCGTCGTGCGTCACGACCTCGACGACGCCGTCTGTCTCCTCGCCCACGACCGCGGAGACGGCCGCCGTGTTGACGAACACCGGCCCGCGATCGACGCCCTGCTCGTTGACCCGTGTCAGTTTGAGAAAGCCCATCGTTCACTCCAATCCGCGCGCTTTGAAGGCGCGCTGCAATTCCTCGAGCGCCAGGCCGTCGCGCACCATCGTCGTGGTGACGCGAATCACCAGCCACCCGAGCACCGCGGCCGCGTTGTATTTGATGCAGTCCTCCTGCATCCCCTCGCCCGTGTTGTGCCGGCCGCCGACACGCACGCGCGTTCCTGCTGTGATCGGGATCGACTTGCCCTTGCGCCGTTCGTAGCCGCTCGTGATCACGATCAGCCGACCGAACCCACCGCCCTCCTGCTCGAGCGCCACCTTCCATGGCGGCCAGGCGTAGTCGAAGGCCCACTTTCGCACCGGATGAAATGCGAACTCGGGCTCCCACGCCGGGATACCCGCGGCCTGCATCTGGAGCTCGAGCGGCGCGGGCCGCTCGTTGACGCGCTTTGTCGCAAACAGCGCCGCCTGCCCCGCGGCCGCCCGTCGTCGCCTCATCGCTCGCCCCAGGCGCGGGCTATGACGAACACCAGCCACGCCCACAGCAGCCCGAGCACCAGCACCGTCTGCGGCATCGTGAGCTCCGTCCACCAGGTCATCGACCACCCACGATGCCGCCATCCTCGCCAACGGGTTCACCCACCTGCTCACCCACCCACGCTCGCCACGCCGCGGTTGATCGCACTCGTTCGTCAGCGGGCTGGTGCTCGAGCACGCGATAGGCGCCACCGCGATACACGCCCCCGCCCTTTGTCGCGCGGATGTGACACCAGGTTGGTTCGCCGTCCAGTCGATACACGACGATGCGCTCGGTTGATTGCGGGCTGTCGTCCAACTGATCGAGCGCATCCCAGGTGCCGCCGTCGGTGGTCACCGCACGCAGGAACACGGGTGCCCGTCGCAGCATGAGCGTCACACCCGCCGCCGGACCATCAAGAAACCGCGTCATCGACTCCACCGCACCAGCAACAGCCCGTGGCTATGCAGACCGTGATCGCCGTCGTGCCCGGCGGGTCGCGTGCACGTCAGTGGCGGTCGTCCCGTAACTGGCTTTGAGCATCCGCAGGCGTTCTCGGGCGGCCTCGGGGACAGGCTCGACACCGGGACGAACCCCTCCGACTCCTGCGCCTGGCGCGTCCACGGCCGTACCGGCTCGGTCACCGCCGGCGAGCTCCGCGGCGGCGGGAGCGGGCGCTGCACGATCCGGTTGCCGCTCCTCGTGAACTTGATCGCGTCGATCGCCCGATACACCAGGTTGGAGTGCGGCAAACGGAAGCCCAGCTCCCACACCCGATCCTTGACGCGGTGCTTCCACTCGATGTCGTCGTCGGCGCGGAGCTCGGTGGCGATCGCGCACAGACGTTTGAACGGCACCTCCGGTCGCTCGTGGCTGGGTCGTCGCATCACGCCCTCCGGGGTCTGTAGTCAACGGGAGTGAGCTCCGCGCGTCGGCGCGCGGTACTTCTTCTTTTGAAGATGAAGACGAAGAGGAAGATGAAGAGCTACGTTTCGGCTGTAGCCGGGCGCTAGCCGCGGCTACCCGGTTGCGCGCTTTCGCCAGGCCGCCCTTGCGGCCCTTGCTCGCCTGCAGCTCATTGAAGGCGCGCTGGTTGGCGCGCACCTCTTCCAGACGCGCGTTCCGCAGGTGGCCGTCCGACTCGAGCCGAAACTTGCACGCGATCTCGCGCCAAATCCGACGCGCGCCGGCCTTCGTTTCGCCGATGATCCGACCGATCTTCACGAGGTCGTCGGGCACACCGCCCTTGTTCCATTGGTAGGACAGCAGGCGCATGTAGGCCCCGACCTCTTCATTGCTGTGTGTCAAGACACCCACCAAAAAGTCCTGCGCGTAGAACTGAAAGGCCGGCGCTGTTGCCATTGCTGCATCCGTTTCGTCACTCCCTCGGCTGGCGACGTGTGAGCCGGCCGGCGAGCCGCGCCAGCCCCACGAGCGCCAGGACGATCAACATGAACCACGGCCAGTAGTCCTCGTTCACGACTCACAGCCGATCGATCTCCAGCGTGAAGCGGCCCTGCGGGTCGCTCACCGTGAACTGCTTCTTCAAGTGCGCCGGCACCTCGAGGCGCGACGACTTGCCCCACTTCCCCGTCAGCGCGAAGGGCCCAACGAGCGCGTGCAACACGCCGCGCAGACGTTTCTTCAGGTCGATGTCGAGCGCCTGGTACTCCTTGCCGGCGGGCCGGAGCTCCCACCAGCGCGCCAGGTGCGCCTCGAGCTCGGGGTCGTCGATGACCGTGGCGCCTTCCATGAGCAGCGGCGGCTGACACACGACGCCGTAGTAGCCGCAGCGCTTGCACTCGGTCGGGTCGTCGATGTAGTCGGGCAACGTGCCGGCGTGGCGGTGCGCGACGACCGACTCGGCGCGCGACAGGAACTCCTCCATGCGCTCGAGATTCGCGCTCGTGAGCTCGACGGGCAGCAGTAGCGGCAGGCCCGATCGATCGAGCAGCAGGAAGCCGTAGGGTTCGTTGGCGCCGTAGAGATACGACAGCAGCTGATAGCCGCCGGCGCGCGTGTACTGGTTCTCGAAGAGGTCGTCGAACGTCTCGATCTTGTCCACGAGCGTGGGCGCCCACGCCTTGACCTCGAGCGGCGCGCCCGACGCGCGGCGATCGTCGCCGACGCGCAGCCGCGCATCGACCTTGCCGCTGATCACAATCTCGCCGGTGCGACCGCGGAGCTCGAAGCGTTCCTGTTGTCCGACGAGTGCGAACGACGGCTCGGCATCCCGGCCGATGCGTCCCAGGTCGGCGAGCAGGTCCCGTTCGCGATCGTCGCCGCGTCGGAACTTCGCGAGCAGCGTGACGTCGGGGGCCGGCTGCTGGTCGGGGCTGACCAGGTCGAACACCATGCGCCGCTCGCACGCGCGATAGGACGAGGCCCACACCGTGGGATGCGAGCTTGCCGTCTTCTGGCCGCGGAGCAGCCACTGCTTCCATGCGGTCTGCACCTGGTCGACGATCGTGGCGGGGTCGGTGGTGGTCACGAGCGGCCCCACCACGCGCGCAGGAGCGCGACTTCGAACTCGTTGCGTTCTTCTTCAAGGCCGGCCGCTTCGATCAGGTTGCGCTTGTGCACGTCGCCGCACCACGGACACGGCTGGCGGAGCGCCTGGATCGTCAGGTCGCACTGCGCGAGCTCGGCGAGGATGACGTCGATCTGTTCGCCCGGCATGGTCAGCCCTCCGCGCCGGGGTCGCGTTCCCGCTTCGCCAGGTCGGCGTCCTGGCGTTTGGCGTCCTCGATCTCGGCGGCCTGGGCGCGGGCATCGGCGGCGTTCTGCTGGGCACGCTTCTGTTCCTGCGCGACCCAGTCGGCCGCCTTCACGATCACCTTCACCTGCTTGTGCTTCTCCCAGTTGCGGCAGCCGTAGAACGCGGGCTTGTCACCCTTGCCGGCGCGATAGAGCAGCGGCAGCGGCTGCCCGTCGGGCCCTTTGCACACGGTGCAGGTTGGCGGGGTGACGTCGGGCGTGCCCTCGCGGGTGGCGCCGAGCCGCTCTTCCTGCGTGCCGAATCCGCGGCCCTTGGGAATGTTGTCGATGGACTTCGGACTGCCCACCCACGCGGCGGCGAGCTCGGCGATCGGGATCGACTTGAGGCCCATGAGCGCCCGCGCAATGCCGCCATCGAGGTTCGCGCGGGCCGCTTTCTTGACGGCGATCTCGAGCTGCTGGCCGCTCTTGTCCTCGCAGAACTTCTCGTCGCTCGAGCGCGCCCCGATAAACCCCTCGACGGTCTGCTTGCTCAGGCGCGAGTAGCCATCGCCGCGCACGATGACCGCGAAGTGCTTGCCGTCCGGGGCCCCGACAATCTGCGGCTCACTCACGTTGATGACGTTGACGCCCCAAATCGCGGCCGCCCGCTGGCCGCCGGCGTCGGACAGGTAACACGTGATGCGCCCGACGACGCTCTGATACACGACGTAATCCTCGGGCCAAGTCTGGGCGATGGCCCACTTGCGGGCGCTCGTCACGAGCGTGTTGCGGCGCTCGAGCATCTGCAGGCCCGCGTCGATGTCGCTGGCGAGCTCCTCGAAGGTGACCGGCACGACGAAGCGCCGCGCCAGGGAGCTCGGCTCGGGTTCCAGAATCTCGTCCACCTCGCGCGCGGGTGCAGTGTCGACAGGCATACAGTCACCTCTCAGCGCGGCCGGCCGCTGGCGTCGGTGTCGAACATCGGCGCCGGCGGGTCGTCCGCAGGGTCAGTTGTCCAGGGGTCGAGGGTGTCGGGGGGAGCCGGGGTCAGACCGAGCAGCCAATAGAGCCGCGTGTTCGGGCGCGGCGAGACGCGCGCCCGCTGGAGCCACTCGGGCTCGGGGTTGGCATCGAGGTCCGGCCGTCGCGTGAGCTGGGACGTGGCGCGCCAGTAGTAGCCGCCGCGCCGAGACGGGTCCCGCAGCAACGCGCCCGTGCCGTCGACGGCAATCAGGATCGCGAGCTCACTCAGGCCGACTTGCACCCATCGCGGACGCACGGGTGCTGTGGAGCTCTGCGAGGTCATCGTGCGCCTCCATCAGAGCTGGGCGGCCGCCGCCCCCACCGAGCGGGGACGGCGCGACCGGCGAGTGCGCGGCCACAGGGTTTGCACGGGCACGCCGAGATACGCGGCGATGGCGGCCTGGCGTTCGGGCGGCGGGAGGATCACGCCGCGTTCGTATTTGCTGTAGTTCTGCTGACTGATGTCCAGCAGATCCGCGAACTGGCCCTGCGTCAGCGTGCGCGCCCGACGCAGCCGCCACAGCGGAGTTTCGACTCGGCGAGTGCGGCGACGGGTTGTCATGAGCGCATGTATATAGACTCTTACGTCGATATGTGTCAAGCGTATGGATACGCTTCAGGTGCTAGGCCAATTGACATATCGCGGGCGAAGCGTATATTTACGCTTAGCGCGATAACCCGACATGGACGAAGTATTCGATATCGCCCTACAGACGGCTCTGCTATTGATGCCTGGGAGCGTATTTCTAATGGAGTGGACTGAAGGGGACGTCATCCGTAACTTACGCGAGCGCGCCAACTGGACGCTCGAGGAACTGGAGCGCGCGAGCGGCGTGCAGAAGGACATCATTCACCGCATCGAGCGCCGCCGGACCACCGACCCGAAGACGGCCACGCTGGAGCGGATTGCCGCGGCGTTCGGCTTGACGGCGCTGCAGATCCGCCAGGCCGTGCCCGCCGCGTTCCCGCTCATCGTGCGCTACCGCGAGCTCACCACGCGACCGGAGGCGGCCGCGGCCGCGGTGGTCACGCCCCTGGCGCGGGCGCGCCGTCGCCGAGCGTGAGCCATGGAACGGGCACACGACGCGGACGTGATCGGTCATCAGGATCACAGCACTGTTGACCTTGAGCACCAGCACAGTGATAGCGAGCAGAGGCAGCATAGCAGTGATGAGACGGCGCAGAGTACCGTCGTTTCTGGTGTCCCCGCCCGTCGTGTTCAAAGACCTGCTGTTGCGTCTGCTGCCGGATGCGCGCCGCGGCACCACGACCTCTACCGCTCGCTTCCCCAGTCAACGCGCTCTCGCCAAGGCGCTCGGCGTCGAGGCGAACACGATCGGCCGCATCCTGCGCTCCGACGATGTGCTCGACATTCCCGGCTGCCTGCGCCTCGCGCAGCTCGGGCCCTACGCCTACAAGCAGGTCCTGACGCTGGCGCGCAAGCCGGAGGTCGCCGCCCTCATCGAGGCGCTCGCCGGCCCGATGAAACTCACGGCGGAAGAACGCCACCTGATCGTCCTCTGGCGCACCATGCCCGACGACATGACGGATGCGCTCCTCGCGGCGTTCAGCGATTTCGCCCGCCGGTATCCCCGACCCCGTTCCCCCCGCTAACCGGGTTCGTTCGCGAACTTTTCCACGTCTACGTCAGTCGCAGTACAGGCATCGCTATGTTGAATGGCCGTCACACCGATCGCGTCAAGCTCTTCGCCTGGGTTCGGCAGACCAACGGGGACCCCACCATCCAGAACGCGCTCCTCGCGGGCTATGTCCCGCTCGTCTCGACCCGTCGTGACCAGATCGATCGGCGAGGGATTTACACCCAGCTGCAGCAGCTGGCCGATGTCCACAATACCGAGATCCGTCTCGTGCACTGCATCGAAGTTGATACGTTAGGCATCGTGCGCCCGCGCACCCGGAGGCCGAAAACATGACGCGCCCGACTCAGGACTCGGCGAGTCCGTCCGCCACGAGCCCGGCCGCCTTCCGCCTACACGAAGACTTGAAGGCCTGGCTGATGCGCGAACACCCCTACGCCCCGGCCGAAGCTGTGGTCACGGCGCTCAGCTACGAGATTGGTCGGATCGTGGCGCAACAGACGCAGGACATCTCGCCAGAGCAGACGCAAACGGTCGTCACCGAGATGGCCGTGAACGGCGTGCGCGACGTCATGCTGCTGCACGTCGCGGCCTTCCGGCGAGGCATGACGCTATGACACCCGGCGCACTGCGCTACTTCGCCACGATCGAGAAATCCGATGGCACATGCCTGAGCCGAGAGACGGCTGATCGCGACGTGTTGGTCCACTGGATCAACACGCATCTGGATGTGGCGCACGATGCCAGGCTAACCATCAACCTGGAGGCAACGGATTTGGCCGCACTCGCCATGCACGCGGTCTGGGCAGGCGTCACGCCGGACGACCTGGCGCGCATCGAGCGTGGTGACGTTGTGAGCGCCACGAAAGCCGACGAGTGGCAGGTTCGTCCAGCGGATGTGATTCGCTGGGTCTTGTGGCGGCGATTGCGCGAGCCAGGATTTATGCCGAAGTTTCCATTCACGTTGACTGACCTCGCTGACATTGACCCCACCTCCGCTGCGTCGATTGATATGGCGTTCGGGTACCAGCCCGGCGGCCCCCTCCTGCCGCCGACCGGTGGTGAACATTGATCGCTTGGAGGTGTTGAAATGGCTCTCGGTCCAGCGCGAAGACGTGGATGTGCTCACGCTCGAGGTCAGAGCCACGGGCGCGGCCGCGAAGAAGATGTTGGCGGCGCTCTGGGTCGGAGCGGCCAACCTCACACGATCGGAACGCCCGTGACTGACGACGATCCGGTGCTTCGTGCCTTGGTCGACGAATTGAGGGAGGCCGCGGCGATGGAAATCGTCTGGCGTCCCGCATCGGTTTTCGCGTTCGCCGCCATGGTGCAGCTCGCGTTGCGGCATCCGGGGCTGCCGCCCTCAAGTCGCGACCTGGCGGCGAAGTTCCTTGCCGCGGTGCGCCTGCACTTTGCCGACTATCCCACGGTGCTCGACGTCATCGAGCGGGGCGACGATCCCAGCGAGGACCGGTAACATGTGCGAACGCCGAGCCGCCACGCATGACCCCGCCACCCGGTGCTGTACCCGGTGCGGGATCATGTATCCGTACCACAGCCCCACGTGCGTCCACGCCGAGTATGAACGCGAGACGCAGCGCCTTCTGGGCAGCCCACCGTTCATCGTCGCGGAAGTGTCGAAGAACTGGATTGACGGGACCGACACCTCGCCCACGGGCCTGCTCGCCGAGCAATTCGAGCGCGTTCTCAACATCAACCATGCCCGCGGCTACCGGTTGCTGCAGTTCCAGATTCACCGACAAATGGTGGGCGCCCACGAAATGAACGAAACGATCATCGCCGTCTTCGAGCGGAACGAGCCATGACCTGGTGCGAGCAGCAGCGCCTCGACTGGATCGCGGAGACGCTGCGCGTGTTCGGCTTCATCAACCGTGAGCACCTGATGCGGAAGTTCGGGATCTCGCAGCCGCAGGCGTCGAAGGACCTGACGACGTTCGCGCGGGTGCAGCCGGGGGCAATGCGCTACGACCTCTCCGCCAAGTGCTACCGAGCCACTGCGCGATGAAACTCCCCTCCACGATCGAGGTGCTCATCCAGGCCGGCTCCTATGAAGAAGTCTCGACGGGCACGCTCGGCGGCCGCGCGTTCCGGCACGTCTGGGCGCCGCTCGGCCCCGACTTCGACCTGGTGCTCTGGGTCACCGACAGCGGGTACGCCGTGGTCGAGTGGCTGCGCGAGGGGACGCTCCTGCAGACGACCGATCTCGGTGCCGCGCTCGAGGCGTTCCGTGAAGCCGCGCTCCGGGTGCAGGAGACGCGGGACGAGTCCGGCTGAGCCGCTCAACGCCCCACCAGGACGCGCGTGTCACCGCCCCCTGCCCAGACCCTCAGCCGCCGTCGCCTATGCATCAGCAGCCAATCGTGGGCGTCGTGGCGACATGTATCACGTGACACCTACATATCGACTCGAGCCTCGACATTTCGCGCGTTAAGGCTGTTAAGAGCGGCCGAGCCTAGGGCTGTTTGTCGCGTTCCTGGCGGTGCTCTGCGAGCCACGCCTGGCTGACCTGGTCCACGACCCGAGCCTGCCGGCGCACGACGCGCACGACCCACAGCACCGCCATCGTCACGACGATGCCGACGAGAAACCACATCAGGGGTTCTGCCGCGGTGGCCCGAAGAGCACGGCGAACGGGTTCTGCGTCTCGCCGTGCACGAGCGCGAGCATGCCGCGGGTCGTGCGCTCGACCTGGCTGGCGGGATAGTGCAGCAGGACGCCGAACGTCTGGTTCACCGACACCCAGAACGCCTCGTCGGTTTCCATCTGCGCGACCTGCGTCACAAACTTGCTCGCCGTCGAAATCCCCCGGGCGCCGGCCGGGCCCTCGTAGCCCATCCAGCCTTCGATCGCGCCGGAGAGCTCGCGCCCGATCACGGTCGTGCCGGCCATGTAGGACAGGTGTTCGCGCAACAGGGCCACGAGCAGCGTCTGCGTGTCCTTTGCCTCCGGGTCATCGCCCGGCGTGAGCAGACTCCGAATCGCGTGACTCGCCAGCGTCGGGATCGTGAAGAGCAGCAGGAAGTCGACCGCGAGCCGGCCCACGGCAAACGGGTTGCGTGGGTTGATCGACAGGCGGCCGCCGGCGCGCCGCCAGGACTCCGCCCAGGCGTTGTAGAGCAGGTTGAAGAACGAGTAGAAGTTAATCCACACCTTCCAGCTCGGCCCGCCGCGCTGCACCGCCGCCAGGTCCTTGGTCTGGCCGGCGCCCTGGCTATCG